CCGCGCGCCCTTAACACTATTATAGAAACCCCCCCCCACACCCCCCACGCCTGCAGTTTTCTTGGTCATTTGGGTCATTCGGGTCACACCTCGAAAAGGTCAGTCTTGATGTCCTTGATGGAAATCCCGCGGAAACCGCGGACGCTGTTGGTCTTGAATTTGTCGAACCCTCTCGCGTTCAGCATTTCGGAAAAGCGCTTCATGGATCCTGCGTATTCGCCATTGGCCTCGGCCCAGGCCTTCCAGTTGGTGAAGAGGTCGGTCGAGCCGGCCCAGAAGGAGTTCCCGCGTTCGCAGCGCTCTTCCATCCAGCGGCCCATGGCGTCCTCGGCCTCGAAGTAGTCCTCGGTGGCGGACATGACGGCTGCGGGTGGCCGAAGGCCCATGCGCTGCCATTCGAGACAACCCTGCAGCGCCCAAGCGAGAATGCCGTCCCGCTCGGCCAGAAGGCGCTCGGGCAGTTTCTTGTCGCGTTTCGCGGGAGGAATGGTGATGGTGAAGGGGATCATGTGGAGGCGGCGGCGCATGGCCTCATCCACATTCCGGATCGACGGCTTGTGGTTGCCGACGACCAGCAGCTTGAACTGCGGCATGAACTCGAAGAAGTCCTGGCGCATGAAGCGGGCGGTGATCTTGTCGCCACCGGTCAGCGCCTTGAGCTTGCTCTCGGCCCAGCGGCTGCCCTGCTCGGTCTCGATCGACGTGACGATGCGGGCACCGCGAAGACTGGCCATGTCGGTGGGGTGGCGGTCGCCCTGCGTGGCCATGAACATGTCCATGGCGGCGACCGTGGCGTAGTCGCCCAGTATGGAAGTGAGGGTGTTGGCGAACACCGACTTGCCGTTGGCACCAGTGCCGTAGAGAAAGAACAGCGCATGTTCAGTGGTGACGCCGGTCAGGCAGTATCCCGCCATGCGCTGCAGATAATCCTGCAGTTCCTTGTCCCCACCCGTGACGGTTGCCATAAACTCCCTCCACACCGGGCAGTCGCCCTCGGGCGTTGCGGTGGTGATCTTCGTCATGGCGAGGGAAGAGTCATGTGGAGCGGACGCGGCGATCCTGAGATCGATGACGCCTCCGGGGGTATTGAGCGACCACGGGTCACGGTCCCACACCTCGGTGGTCGTCGCATGGGCACGGTCGGCCCGGGCAAGTCGCTCGACGGCAGAAACGGTGGATGCGGCCGCAAGTCGGCTCCTCAGCTTGGCGCTCGGCACGCGCGACGCCGTGGCGCGGCAGATCATCCGCGCAAGGTGATAGGCGCCGAGCGTTTCCTCGCGTTTCCAGACGACACCCGTCCAGGTCAGCCACTGGCCCCAGCCGGCGACATAGCGCCAGTTGGGGGCATGCTGTTTGGTGAACTCGGCGGCGAGCGCGTCCTCGCTGTGCTGGGGCGGCACGGGGCCCGTGCCGGGACCGCCTCCTGACGGATCGCCACCGTTGGCGCCGCCGCCGCCACCGCCCTTGCCGCCGCCATTCTGCGCCTGGTCGCGCTTCCAGAGCCGTTCGGCCTCCTGGCGCAACCGTTCCGCGGGCCATGGCGGATCGATGCGAGCCTCGTTGTAGGCCTCGATCTCCGCCCAGGCCGTCTGGGCCGTGACGTGACCCTCCTGGCAGCGCCGGATCCAGTAGCCGATGATGCGCGAGAGCGCGTCAAAACGGGTTGCGCCATCGACGCCACCCTCGCGGATCTTCTGGCCAAACAGCTCCGAGACGGAGCCCCGGGCGGCTGGTGCGGCATTGAAGTCAAGTTCGTCTGCGTCTTCGCCCGCCATGGGCGGCATCGCCATGGCCGCGGCGATCAGTTCGGCCAGGTCAAACTCGAAGGGGCGCAGCTCAAGGATCTCAACGAGGCGCTTGGTGCCCGACTTGGCGTGCACGGACCCTGTCACGCGGATCGGCTGATGAGCGGAGCGAAAGGCGGGATCCGCGCCAACCTTTCCGGCAATCATGTGCCGCACGCGGCAAACGGCTGCGACATCCTCAGCCTCGGCAGGCTCGGTCAGCTTCCAGTAGAGATGAAGCTTCCGCTGCCCCTCGGGCGTCACGCCGCCAGACGCCACTTCGAGCGTCGGTTCGCCAAGGTAGCGCGCAAGATGCTCCCGCTTGGCGGCAATGTCGCCCGCATCGAGGTCGACGAGCACGACCTGGGTCTGCACCACGTCCGCGGCCTTGGCCTCCCCGGAATTGAGCACCGTGCCCGGGATGACGAAGAGCGCCATGCCCGACTCGGCGGCCCATTTTGCTTGCGCCACCAGCTTTGTGGTCAAGTCACCGTCCGCCGGAAGAAAGGGCGTGTGCGGCGGCCGGTCGTCTTCCCCCTTTTCCGCAAGGGCACGCACCGGCACCTGGTGCTCGCAATAGCCGAACACCACGTCCGCAAAGACGCCTATCATGTCAGGATCGGGCCTGACCGCCTCCACCGTGCCTGAGGTGTTTTCGCTGCCGATCATGACCAGCACCTCTCCTTCCAGGCGCAGAATCCGCATTCGAAGTGTTCGGGATCGCCGGTATGACGCGGCAGGGTTTCACCTGCATCGCAGGCGGCGAGGATCTGCACCGCCCGGTCGCTGACGCGCTGGGCGAGCGCCCCGTCGAAGGGGACCGCCTCGTGCCAGAGTTCGCAGGTGTCCTTGTTGACAGCAGTAAACAGCGCAGGGGCGTCCGTCAGGCCCAGATAGGCCTGATAGAGCGCGATCTGCGCCGCATAGACGGGTTTGGACGCCACGACGCCGCGCTTGGCGATATCGCGCCAGTTCTTCGCATTGGCCGACTTGCATTCCCAGAGCGCCGGCACGGCCATTCCGCCGGGTCCTGCGACGATCACCCCGTCGATATGCCCCTGGACCCGGTCCCCGGCTGCGGAAAATCCGAACTGCTCGCCGCTCCGGTTGCGGGTCCTGAGATCAAAGCCTGCCTTGCTGAGCCACTCTACCGCCAGGTCCTCGAACATGTGCCCCGCGGCGAAAATGCGGAGCGACTGTCCGGTGAACTCCCGGCCCGGATCGCGTGGGAGTTTCAGGTACTCATATTGCAGCCGTCGGGCGCAGACATCCCCGAGACGGCTTCCGCCCAGATAATCGCGCTGTGGACGCAACCGGTTCTCGGCAGCCAGCGCGGCGTCAATCGCAGCGTTGATTTGATCAGCAAGCGTCTGCAGTTTCTCGCGGTGATTGAAGTCCAGTTCCGCCGCCATCAGAAGGGCATCCCGGCGGACTGCTCAACATTGCGCGTCACTTCGAAAAAGCCGCCAACGGCCACCTCGACGATCGTCCGCGCCTGAGCCTCGGTCAGGTCGCAAAGCCGCGTGTTCCAGCCCATCTCAGCCATCACCTCGGCGACGTTCTTCAGGCCAGCGGCAAGCCCCTCGCGTTCGCGCGGATCAGGATCAATCATGACCCGTTCCTCCGCACACGGACTCGGATTTAGATTCGCCTCCGTCGAGCCGATTCGCGAAGTTTCCGGCACTACTGTGCACTGCGATCCGGGACGGCCGGGCGGATATGCACAGAACGCGTGGATTTGTGGAAAACCATCCGGTAACCGAATGGTCAATGTTTTGGATAGGAATATCAATCATGTGCCCAGTGTCTCCATCTACCGGGACATGGACCGACTGCATCGGCAAAGTGTCGGGTGTGGAAAGAGCCTAACTCGGACTGGTTTTTGCCAGAGTGTTTTCGCTATCCTGATCGGCCGACCAATCCACAGGAGCCTGTATGGCAAAATTTGATCCGCGGCTTTTCACTTCTCCTGACCGCCTCAAGGCGATCTCACCCGAATACTTGATTCAGTTGTTTACACCCTGGGCCCCATATCTCGCGGCCCGTGGCCTTCCCATCCAGCAGCTTTCTGCCGCCGAATTTCCTTTCGAATCCCTTTCGCGAATCCTGATGACCCCTACAGATGGTGCACCGAAGGATATGGTGGATGCGCTCTATTATATTGACGAGCTCGCGGACCTTGAGTTCGAAGAGGTGCAAGCGGCCGCCACAAAGACTGGCATCGAGCTGAGTCCGCAGGACAAGCTGACCACTGCGGATCTCGTGACGCGCGTCTGGCTT